GTCCATGCGACCGCGCGACCTCGAGAAATCAGCCAATGGCCGTCCGCATCGCTTACATCCAGCGCGCTCCCGGCTTCCTGGTGTTCGCCCTTCCAGGCGATTGAGCTTACCAATTTAACTTTCATATTTACCTCGAAGAAAAGGCGCCCCGAAGGGCGCCGTCATACTTAGGCAGTAGTGACATCGAGAATCGCTGCGAACGATTCCGCGTGTCGAACTGCAACATCCACGTCCTGGTACATAGCGATTCGAGTCGCGCCGGTAGCCGATCCAGTGTAAGGATCAACCAGCACATCGAGACCGCCGAACATACCGATCATCAGATCGTTGAAGTTTCCGAAGATTACAGCGGAACAAACGCCGGAGCTGGTGCCCTTCGTCAAATCAGACGGTACCAGAGTCGTGCTTGCTACGTTGTAACCCAGGATGGTGTTGCTGTCGTTGAGGATGAAGTTGCCCTCGACGCCGCTGGCCTGGCGTGAAGTCTGACGCATCTCTCCGACCACTTTCGGGTTGGTGAGATATGCCAGGCTGCCGCCGAGTGCGTTGTCGATTGCGACTTCTTTCTCCAGGTCGACCAGTGCAGCGTAAGTGATCGCGCCGCCGTTGGTGCCGATAGCCACAGAACCGATGCCGCTGGTCTGAGTGATACCGGTGGGCTCGTTAGAGCCGCCGCCCTCGATTGCCACTTCGTCGATCTTAGCCGCGAACTGGCGGGTCAGATCGTCGCGGATAACCTGCTCGACGCTGGGATCAGACTGCATAGACAGCTTTCGAGAGATGTCTACATACTGAACCAGAGTCTTAGGTGACATGGTTACCTGTCGGAACGTGGGCGCACCTTCTGAACCTGGTGCATTGTTTTCTGCGACAAAACCGACCGCAGTTTTCGCATTCAGCGCAGGAATGGCGACATCGCCTTTCAGACCTTGCATCATGCGAGCGCCGAGGCTTGAAGTAACCAGGTTCGCCCGAAGCGCGTCGATGAACTCGCCGCCCAGGTGATCAGTTGGCTTCAAGAATCCGCCAGCGGAGTCGGTGCCGACAGTCAGATCGCGCTTGAAGATGCTTTGCGGAACGTAAAAGCCGCGAGGCTCTTTGCCGTAGCGCTTGGCAAGCTCTTCAGATACTTCGCGCTCGAAGCCGTCAAAACGGCCAGTTTGCGCGGAGCGGATAGCGTTGATCAGGCTGTACTGTCGCTCTTCCTTCTGGGTCAGCTCAACGTCAGCCACGTCCAGGGGCTTGTCGGCAATCTTGTCCAACAATGCGCCTCGGAACTGCGCCAATGTCATGCCCTGGCGAATAGACTCATCAGCGAATGATCGCTGGTTGTGCTTGGCAGCCAGGCCCAGCATTTCATTAATCTCTTTAGATCGTTCGGCAGCGGCTTCCGCGCGTACCTGATCCAAATCGATATGGTTTTCCTGTTCCATGATTGGAACCTCCTTCTCGATGGGTTTGATGGTAGCGGTGTCGGATACCTCGACCGAACGCCCCACACCGACCGACGGGTCAGCGGGAAGTGAAACGATAGAGACCTCCATGATTTCGGCGTCAATTACTCGAAACAGACCTTGATCGTCCCTGTCCCTTTCCATCTTCCGAACTTTATAGCCGATTGAGACATTCGAGCGAATGCCGTCGACTACATCCTGATAAACCTCGCTGGCAAGTGTGCCTCTTCCGAAACGCACCGTCGCCCGGAGACGCCGGGCCGAGCCGTCCAGGTTTACGGATTCGATAACCCCGATCTGTCGCTCGGGGTCGTGATCCAGCAGCAGCGGAGCATGGCCGGATCGCAAAAAGTTTAAATCGAGCGCTTGCTCGGTGTGAACGATCATCTCGCGACCGAATGATCGCTCGACTTCCAGCTCACTCGATACTGACATCTCGACGCGCCGATCATCTTTTTCCTCGATCTCGGCGTGTTCCATCCGATGAAATACCTCGGATTTGGAGAGTCGTTCCTCATCATAATCGCCGCCAGATTCCTCGATCTCGGGCTCCTCTTCGGGCTCTTCGACCATTGGCTTTGCGAATGTGATGATGATTTCGTCATCGGTTTCTACGATTTCTTTTATATGTCGCTGTTCCACTGCGGCATCCTCTGATTTTTCCATCTCGCCAGTATACTCCGCCTTTTCGTTTTCATCATCAGATGCCATTAGCTCGAGGATCGCATCCTTCATGCCTTGCTCGCCGAGCGTGCCAATGACGCCCCACTTCATTTGAGCCACCACTCCAGCGACGTTGCTTTTGTTCGGCTCTTCATCTGATAGATGGGCGCCATCCTCAAAATGACGCGCTGCCCAGGCTTCCCGCTCCTTTATCCAATCCAGAACCGAACCGGCTTCATCGCCATCCCGCGCGCGTCCCCATAACCGGAAAGCGTCATTGCCCCGGACATTCCCGCCCAGCGCCCAAATCTCGGAGTTGAATTCCTTTATGTTTTCCGCAAATTCACGGTCGAATTGCGGATATTCGGAATTCCGAAGCGATATCTTCAGATCGTCGCCCTGCTTTGGAAAGTCAGTCGCCATCGGATTCCTCGGTCATCGCGTCGAATGATTCGCCGGTCATCAGATTGATTTTGCCGGGACCGTAGGGCGATTGTCCGCCGCCGAACGGCTCGAATGCCAGCTTGAGGCCGAACTGCTCGGCCAGCGCCTTATCACGCGCCACCTGGGCGAATACTTCCTCGACATCGCGCCCGTATACGTTAGCGACATCCTGGAGCGATATCAGGCCGTTTTGCAGCGCGACGACGTGAGCATTGATCTCCTTCTGGGGATCGACCCACTGGAAGCCGCGCGGTCGGAACTGCGACGCGCTCGCGAACTTGTCGAACTTGTCGATGGGCAGATTGACCGTGCCAATCGTGAACGCATTGATCAGCCAGCGCTCATAAACCGGCATGACGAAATGCGAAATCATATAGCTCTGGATCATCTTGTAGAAATCACGATCCTCGATGCTGCCCTGGCGGATGCTCGAGTAGCTGGTTTGCGTCAGGTCATTAGCCAGCGAGTGATAGGAAACGCCGAGCCCGGACGCGATGCCGCGCAGGATCGATTTCTCGAAATCACCGAACGCGCTAGTCGGATGCGACGGATCCCAGGGTTGGAATTCGACATCCCTCGGGAGCTGGAAGAATGTGCCAGGCTCCGCATCAGTCAGCGGAACAATGCCATCCTCGAGATCGTCGCCCATAAATCCATCGCCGGATCGGGAAACGAAAAAGCCCATTTTGCTCGCAGCCGTCCTGGCTGCAACCAGCTCCGCCTCGCGATAACCGTGCAGCATCTTCAGCGATGTCAGCGCGGTCGACATCCAGGGAACCCCGCGCGTTTGCTGGGCTCGGTCTGGCATATACAAGTGCAAGATACTCTCGGCCTCGACTCGCTGAGTGCGCCGATCATATTGGTGGAATTGGTAGTCGCCGGGATGCTCGGTGAGCATGTGGTAAGCGACCGGGCGCCGGTATTGATCGAACTCGACGCCCATCCTGATTTCGTTGCCGTTCGGGGCGCGCTCGTTCTTTTCCTCATCGATCAGATCGGGCTCTAAAAACTCGAGCGCAAATCGGTCCTGGTTGCCGTCATAGTTGACAAACCTGACCAGCGCCTCGCCATCGCGAGCCATAGATTCGGCGACCATTGCCTGGGCATCAGTAAATGACAGGCGCCCGTCGACCGTGCAATTCCCGACTCTGCTCCAGCGGGACCATTCCTGCTCGATGATCGAGTTGCCGATCTGGTCCAGGCTGCCGTCGACATTGGTGGCCTTCACCTGGAGCGACGCACCGCGCTCTCCGACGACGTTAGTTTTGACCAGGTGAAGATATCGGCGAGCGTATTCGTTGTTCCTGGCAAGCTCTCGGCAGCGATTGCGGAGCGTTTTCAGTGAATAGCGCAGCTCGGAATCCGCCGAGCGCTGCGATGTCACAAAATCAGAAAACAGCCGCCCGGTGCCAGCGCCATCAAATCCGCGCTTTTTGACCGGCTTCGGCTTCCTGCGTAGAAAGTCGAACATTCCCATCAGATAAATCTCACCTTGACCGTGGCCGCTGTTTTGCGTCCGAGCTTGATTTCCTCGAGGCGCTTCATCCGATTAACCTCGGATTGATAGTAATCGCGCCACTTGATCAGCTCGTCGATTGATAATTTCGTCAGGCTGCGCCCCTGGATCGCGTAATTTGAAACGTCAGAATCAGCTCGCCCCTCGAGCAGCGACTCGATTTTGGTGAGCATTTTCTCGGCATGAAGCCTGGGGTCCGCATTGTTTACATCCAGGTCGACAATGGCAGTAAACGCGCCACGATCCACGACGATCCGATTGCTGTCGGAGTTGCGGACGATCTCGAGCTGCCAGTGATAATACCCAGGCGTAAAATCCGCCGACGTATCCGAATCAGCCGTGAACAAATAGCTGCCGTTATAGGCGGTGCCGGTGAGCTGTATCTCGCTCGCGCCGCCGCCGGTGATCCGGGCGACATATGTGGCAGTGTAGTCGGCGGTCGGGTAGTCGGTCGTCAGGTCTGACCGTTTCCATTGAATATAGTCGCCGACGACGATCTCGGACGGTTCGCCCTCCGGCGCGGCTGCGGCATCAAATAGGTTTGCCAATTCCTACCTCCAATTATTAACGAATCCGCCCGATTTCCTTGAATTCGCGGGCCGCTTTTTGCGCTCGGGTTTTTCACCACCGCCATCGATTCGCTGGTCGGCGATTTTATCCGCTAGTATATTGACATTGATGCCGGAAATATATAGCGCCGCCATAGCATAACATCGAACGTCGAGCGCTTCATTCCTTCGCCGCTTTTTCACCC